TACCCCTGAGAGAATACTTCCTCCGCGTGAAAAAGATAGACATCGATAACTTGTATGCGTGGCAGTCTGAATGTCTCGGACAGGAAGGCGTACTGGATCACACGCGCAACCTGGTGTACTGCGCACCGACGAGCGGCGGAAAATCACTGGTCGCCGATTTACTGGTCGCGAAGCGGCTGCTCAGAAATGTCGACGATCACGCTCCAATCGCTCTCATGGTCCTTCCCTTCGTATCCCTGTGTAAGGAACGACTCGCGGAACTTACGGAGATGTACGAAACGGTCGGAGTGCAGGTGCGGGGATTTTTCGGGGGTCGACCCGGGCACCTCCCCCCGAGGTACGGGCGGGGGGGTCTGATCATCGCCACGCCGGAGAGAGCTAACGACATCGTGTCCAAATTGATCGCGGACGATCGGGTGGACGAACTCGTGACCGTCGTGGTCGACGAACTCCACATGGTGCAGCACGAGACCCGCGGGAGTATTTTGGAGCGCATGCTGACTAAGCTCATGTACGCGACCAGGGACGTGGACCGCCCCGTCCACGACCACCTTCGCAAGATCCAGATCGCGCCGCCCCTGCAGGTGATCGCGATGAGCGCGACACTTCCCCGACCCTTCGGCCTCGACGCTTTAGCCCGCTGGCTCGGGGACGCTGTCCTCTACGAGACCACGTTCCGCCCCGTCGACCTCCGCGTCAAAATCGTGTCGGACAGGACCATCTACCCCGTGAAGCACAACGACCCGTTCGGGGACTCGGACGAGCCCCTGGACGAGATCGGGACGAGACCCGTGCCGAAGGATGTTGACATCGTCCCGTGGCTCGCGAAGCAGACTCTCGCGGACAAAGACGGCGGCGGTGTCATGATCTTCTGCGCAGCGAAGTTTCAGTGTCGAGATATCGCGAGGATGATGCGATCGCACTGCGAGACATCGGAAGCGGGCGAGCGGCTCGCCGGAGACCTGGGCGGGAGCGAACTCGCGGAGTGTGTCGCCGGGGGAGTCGCGTGGCACCACGCGGACCTTTCGGTCGACGAGAAATCCGTCGTCGAACGTGGATTCCGCGAGAACATCATCAAGGTGGTGTGCTGCACGTCGACCATGGCCACCGGCGTCAACCTACCGGCGTCCAGGGTCATAGTGTACGCCCCGTACAGGTACCGCAGCGGGGGACACGAGCTGATCGGGTCTCGGGAGTTACAGCAGATGACGGGGCGCGCGGGGCGCGCCGGTTTCGGAACTCGAGGCGAGGCGTTCATCATCGCACCTCGTGTGAACGATATCAGGGATAAATTCTGGAATCCACTGCATATCGCGAGGGAACTCGGTCGCCGAATCCTGTCCAAGGGTGACCGACTCCAGTCGAAGCTCGCGCGAGAGGGTATGCGGCCGGTGATGCTCGAGGGGGTGGCGTGCGGACTCATCAGCACGCCCGAGCACGTCAAGGCGTACTGCAAACGGACTCTCCTCGCCGCACTGGACGAAAACGCCGAGAAGGATGCGAACGAGGCACTCGAGTGGCTGAGAGGGAAGAAGTTCATCACAGAACTGGAGCCGACCGATCTCGGCCGCGCCGCCTCCGCCGCACACCTCATGCCCGAGGAGGTGGAAGGCGTGGTGGAGGACATCCAGAGAGTGAGGGACGGAGGATTGATATTGACGTCCGATCTCCACCCCCTTTCCCTGTGCGTCGAGCCGTCGGCCCGGGACATCGACATCAGGGCGTTCATTGACATCTATTCTCGGCTCGGTCCCCTCGAGCAAGCCGTCGCCGAGGCCGTCGGGATCGAACAGGGGTACGTGTTCAACAGGCTACACAGGCGTGACAGGACGCCGGAACACGAGCGTCAGCGCCGCGCCTGTCACCGATTGTTTCGCGCGCTCCAGTTGAGGAACCTCATCTCGGAGGTTCCCGTGGAAAACGTCTCCGGGATAAAGGACCGAGCCGAGGTATACGCCGGTCAGGTCGCGGCGGTGTGCGGGGCGATGGGGTGGGGGGACATGGAGGGGCTACTCATTCGACTGCGAGATCGGATCAGCGCTGGAACCAAGGAAGAACTCATGGGCCTGATGTCCATACCCCAAATAGGCGCGACCAGGGCGAGAAAACTATACGGCCGCGGCGTGAAAACCGTGGAAGCGGTCGCCTCGAAGACCCGCGAAGATCTCCTCGGCATGCTCGGGCGGACCTCCGCTTGGGTCGTAGATGCGATCCTCGACGGCGCGAAGAAGGTTCATAACGAGCGGCGCATGGCCGCAATCGAGGAGAGCGAGGCAAAACTTCGCGAACTTCAACCGCCGGATGAGACGACGACGGTCTGGTTCCCGGACGATAAAACGCCGCCGTCTACCGGGACCTGGAGGAAACGAAAATGTGACGAAGAATGGCTCGCCGACTCGGATCACACATCACATGATGACCTGGACGCATTCCAGAGAGCCGCGCCGCATGCGAATATCAAGCAGCACGCCAGAAATCACGCCGAATACGCGAATCGCAACCCAATGCCAACACCCGGAGGGTACTGGAACGTTGGGGGTGATTTTAAGACGCGGCAGAGTATCGGCTCCTCTGGGTCGACGGCAGTGCCAAAGGTGAAATTATACCCGGATTATGTACCGGAGGAGACTAAAAATACTAAGACCGTTTGGCGTTTATAAATCACAAAACCGTGAATCGGCGAACTTTGCAAAATCTTGTAAATACCAAAAATTTTTTGAGACGAGCTCATTATTTCGTGCGCATGACAGAATTCGAGACCCCCGCCCAGCACTTCCAAGGTGGACTGCTCGCCTTCGGCGCGCCACACGCCGATACCTTCTCACCGCTGGAGCATTCCCCGATCTTGCACACAAACCACGGACCAGGAATCCTGACGCATTTTCAGGCATCGCCGCAGTTGAAGTTCAAAGCGCGCACCGCGACGTCGGCGACGAAATCCCCGAAAACCCCCGTCGGGGAACACGGCGGTACCGTCGAGGTTGACATGCCACGACCACGAACTATCAGACGTCCACCTGGATTCGAGCACGTGAAAAGGAGACTCACGTTTGAGCAGGTTGACGAACTGATGGAGGAAAATAAAGGGTTTCCGTGGACACCGCGCAGTGTCGGGGACTTCCCGTTCACAGTGGAAAGTGTGGCCCTGCAAGCCGAGGCGGATTCACTGGAAGAAATTTTGTCCAGGGGTGAGAATGAAATTTCGGCCAGGGTCAGGGAAAAACTTTTTGGAAATTGAGTTTCAATTTCGCCGTGACTTTTCAGAAATGACCGAAAAAAAGTATTTTGGATTTTCATTTTCAATTTCGCCGTGACTTTTCAGAAGTGACCGAAAAAAAGTATTTTAGATTTAGATTTTCAATTTCATGAAAAAAAATTATTAGACTATTGTAGGATGGCCGCCATCGTTTTGATGTTGGGGTCAGCCATGGCGGCTGCCGTGGCCGGTCAGGTGTCCGTGAAAAAGGCGGAGTTGCCTCCACCCCCATCGCCACCTGAGAAGAAGACCAATGCCTCTTTCTGGACGGAAGAAGTGGAGAGGGCGCGCGATCCCGAACCGGTCGCTGTCGCGGCTCCGGCTCAGGCTCCGTCACCCGTCGACTGTCAGGGTAAATGGTCGGAGTTTGGGGAGTGTTCGGAGGAGTGCGGGGGAGGGATCCAGACATCCACCTTCACACGGACACGGGGACCAGAGCACGGCGGGAAGGCGTGTCCCGACCCGACGACGAAGACGCGAGAGTGTAACATCGAGCCGTGCACCCCCGTCGACTGTCAGGGTGACTGGTCGGAGTTTGGGGAGTGTTCTGAGGAGTGTGGGGGAGGGATCCAGACATCCACCTTCACGCAGACGCGGGCTCCGGAGCACGGCGGAAAGGCGTGTCCCGACCCGACGACGAAGACGCGAGAGTGTAACACGGAGGCGTGCATACCACCCCTGGCGGACGAGAACGCGACGTTCAGGGGGTACAGGCCGTTCAGTGTCGACGTGGACGGCGACAATGTGAGACGGATTTATCGCAAGTGCAACAGCGCTCAACCACTAGACAAGGCATACGTCCGCGAGCAAGGCGAGAAAAAGGTCGAATTTAACGACATCCTCTCGTGGAAGTACCAGAGACTGTTGGGAAGGGCCATCGAGAAGTGCGACAAAGACCCGTTCTGTCAGGTCGTGGAGTTGAACCATAGCAAGTCGATCGCGAGGACCTTCAAAGGTGAGGAGTGCAAGGAGATCAGCAGCGACACGAGTTATGACGGAGGAACCCGAATTTGGGAGAAGATCGATTGGGTCGATCCGTATATCCAAGATCCCGTGCACGGGTACGAACAGACGGGATCCAAGAACGTGTCGTGTAGCGACAACTCGGGCGGTTGGCTGAGAGAAGGGTGGGCCCGGGAAGGAGACGGCGAGGCGCCGTCTTTCACGAAGGGCGGCTTCAAAGATATCGACCCTAAATACGACGGATACGTGAAACAGGCGGCGCAGATTTGTAACAACGACGACGAGTGCAAGTACGTCACGGTGTGGCTCGACGGTGGGTACAGAACCTACAGCGCGGATCAGTGCGAAAAGCAACCGATGCACGGATTTATGAAGGCGAAGACGTGGAAGAAGGTCGACCCCAGCGTCGCGGGCAACTCGCCGATCGATTGCGAGGGGGACTGGTCGCCTTGGTCCGAATGCTCGAAGCCGTGTAACGGAGGGACGCAGACGAGGTTTTATGATATCACACGCGAGTCCAAGTACGGCGGGGTGTGTCCGGGGCGTGGAAAGACGGAGACTCAAGCGTGTAACCAGCAGAAGTGTGACCCGATCGACTGTAAAGGGACGTGGAGCGGCTGGAGTGCCTGTTCGAAGGAGTGCGACGGCGGTGAACAGACCAGGACTTTCACTACAATCACTCCTGCCAAGCACGGGGGTACGGCGTGCCCGAACCCTACGACGGAGCGTCGAGACTGTAACACCCAGGCGTGTAAACCGCCGACGTATCCGTGCGGCAAAGACGATCCGACGATAAACCCTAAACCGCAGATCAGGCTCAATCAGTTGAACGACGGTCGATGCGACTGCAAACCAGGATTCGACGACGAACCGAATACGGGTAAGTGCGACAGAGCCAGGAAGGCTGCACAAATAAACGATAAAAAGTATTTCAAAGGGCCTGATTATGGTTATTTTCAGGCCCAAATACCTGTTACGAATGCATATGGAGCAACGTACAAGGACAACATGGCCATGATGGTTAATAAAGAGAAATCCGGGTGGGAATCGTGGTTCTTTAGTTTAGGTAAGTACAAATCCGGTCAACAGGATCAGTGGAAGACAGATTGTGAACAGAAAGCGAAGGATAAAGGCGCAGCGGGATTTACGGTATATAGAACCCAAAGTGATAGTTTGTTCTGGACTGACCATAAATGGTATTGCCTGGTGTACACGAAGAACAACGGTAAGGGAACTGACGAGACGTGCACGAAAGCTCCTCATAAATTCGAAAGATGCCTAGAGAAACCGTCGTTTCGTCCCTTCGAGAAAGACTACGAGAAAGATAACGCACACAGGAAGGGTGGTCTGTATTGGAATTATTCGGAGCCATGGGATTGGGGACAGAAATATTCTTATAACTTAAAGTAAGGAATGATCGTGTTCCTCGTGCTTTCGATTTGTCTGTACGTGTCCATCCTCTGTTCGTCGATCGCGAGCGTCATGGTCTCGGACGTCGAACCCGACCCGGCCGCACCGTCCCCGACTCAGGCGATCTTGGACGACATGGTGGAGGCGATCCCGGAGCCGGAGCCTGTCGCCTTCGACGTGGAAGAAGAACCGATCGCGCCGGCGAAGAAGGAAACGTTCAAGCTCATACGAGATCAAGATTACGACGGGGCGGATGTGTACCACCACAACCCAGGGGAGAAGGAAAAGTGTCTCGCCGATTGCGCGGGGGACCAGTTATGTAAGGCTGTGGTTTTCGATTCGGGCATGACGATGTGCTGGGGAAAACAGATGGCCGATTTCGAGATGCCGCTCCATTTTTCCAGGCCTGGGCGGCACGTTTACGTGAAGAAAGATTCCTACGAGGAGGCTGTAAAAAAATATGGTTAAGTACAATAGGTATGCTCGTCTATTTCCTCTTTTTCGTGATAGTGCTGTGTCTCATGCACGAAAAACAGAAATCGGTATCCAACTTCTTCCACCTGAGCGACGGCCACTCCCAGGACGTGTACGATAAGATGCGTAAGAACGGCGTGAGCGGTGAAAGACTCAAAGATTTTGTGTTGATGGAGAACGATCTCCTCGGCCTGGAGCAAAAAGCCGTGCAGACCGGAATCCCGTATTCCCACCAGGGAAACGCCATATCCAAAAAGATCAAGGCGACCTTCCCGAATTATAATTTCAGTTACCACGGGATTCACCTGAAACAGCTGGCCGAACCTAACAAGACGATCAACAGGAAACTTAAACAGTAGAGTCGATGTATCGTCATGGGCACGAGGCACGCCATCGTGGAGGAACCGGACGGAAGCGTCTCGGTGGCATTCAACGATGAGGTACCCCCACCGCCCCCGCCCCCGCGTCCCCCGGAGCCCCGGGTGACGATGCAAGTGAGACGCGTCACCGGCGTAAAGTACCATAGAGTATCAAAAATGAATGCACTCATCCTTTTCCTAGCGGCGTCCGTGTTGTTCTTCACTCTGAGACGAATATTGGACGCTCTCAATCTCGCGATGATCATCGGGACGAACGTCGCGCTGAACGTGAGAGATCGACCGTATAGCATAATGGTGCCGACATCCCACGGTTTCGGGGCGTTCCTCATGTTCATCCCGTTCTGTGTATTTCATATGTGGGGTCAGGCGGCGTTTCAGATGGGGTGTGCGGTGACGTGTTTGCACGCGATCGCCACTTGTGAGGATGAAATAGTCATAGAAGATGTCATCTGAGCCTCCGGTTTCGCTTCCACCTCTTCACCAGTCGTCGTTCCAGTAGTTCCACCGCGTATTTGAAGGGAAGACCGAATCGGTCCTTCTCCCTGAGAGACTTCATGCCCCATTTCACGCGCTGAACGTCCGCGTTCAGGTTCGGCTTATGCTTTCTGATCCATTTCGCTCCGTACAGTCGTTTGAGTCGTTTACGAATGGACGCGTCGTCCAGGCTCCTGTATTTGACGCGTTTCCTGATGGGCGCCGTTTTCTTATTGATCATGTTGTAGATCTGACGCTTGGTCGCGTTGGACGTTCGCTTCACGCCTAGATTTTTCGCGATGTACAAAAGGGTGGCCTTCCTGAGGCACGCGCACTTCGCCTGGTTGACTCGTGCGGCGTTTAAGAGTTGGTACGGGGTACACTTGACCATTACACATTTTCGTCTACGGAACACCGGTCGAGGAACTGGGGCGAGTGCCTCCGCCCGAGGCGTCGGCCTCTCACGAACCACCGCGTACCGAGGCGCTGGGGCGGGGGCGGGAAATTCGTTGATGACGGGACACGGCGGTCTCGATTCACCGAACATGCGACTCCGAACGATCTCCTCCCTTCGACGTATGCGTTCGCGTCGCGCGGCTTCGTCCCCAGCGGTGTGTACGTTGACCCCGGACTGCTTCACGAATTCGCGAACCTCCTGGTTCATATCTTATTATACGCCGACATTTTTTTGGTTAATGGTTGTTGCCGACCGAGAGTTCCTCCTCGACAACGTCCACACCGTAGAACACTGACTGCGCCGCGTAGGTCTTCCCGTTGTACGTGACGGATTCGTTCTTCACCGTGATGCCGTACGCGCTGAACGGTCCCACATAAAAGTCCGGATTCCAGAGGTCCGGTTTCTTGCCCTTGATCGATCTCGAACAGTGCGAGTTGTACGCCTGCACGAAGACTTCCTCGGGGACGAACTTGTCGTCGCCCTTCATCACCCTGACCGAATTGAGGAAGTGGTGGAGGGTGTTGGCGACTTGAGCCACCTGGTCTTGGATCTTCTTGAAATATTTCGGCACCACGTTCCAAATATCGCGGCCGTTGTAACGTTCGCTGTAGTCCAGGTAGGCGCGGACGCACTTGAGAAGGATCGCCGGTAACTCGTTCTCCAGCTTCTTGTCGAGGTGCGGGTCCGCCTCCTGCACCTGCTTGGTGAAGTTCCAGGGGAGGATACGTCTCAGGACGGAGCCGCTCTTATCGTTCCAGTTCGGGACCTCGTTGCCGCCCAGCACCCCGGGGACCTTCCAATTCGGTAAAGACACCGCCACCTTGTTCTTGACGTTGACGGCTATGCCCTCGCCCGAGACGAGCGACTGGAACTCCGCCTGTTCGAGCGCGAGGTCGCCCTTGACCTCGGGGGCGATGAACAGGAGCGCCTCCATGATGGCGGAGAGACCGAACTTACGTTCGATGTTGTTACCCAGCGTGCGGACATCGATGGTGTCGTAGAACTTGGAGAACACGTTGTTTATGAGCGTGGACTTTCCCGATCGAGCTATGCCCTTGAAAAACGGGATCACTTGCCACTTATCGAGTTCCCCGACGTCGAAACACAGGCGACCGCCCATGACGTACGCCCACCTGCACACCTCCTCCTCGAAGCCCTGATAGTGAAGGATCGTGTCGAAGTTGGGAGTGGGGATGTCGTACCAGCGCTCGACGCGCGTGTAGTGCGCGGGGAAGTCCTGCTCGAAGTACTTACACGCGATGATGGTCGGATCGAGCGCACGGAAATCTGCACTGTCGTAGGGGTAGAACTTACAGGTCGGATGACCCTTGATCTGAGGACCGTCCTCCTTGCCGATGAAAAGACCGTTCTTGAACGACCAGACGTGTCGCCTCTTCTCGATCGCGGGGAACTGGGGGTCGACGCAGTTGGTCATGTGGCTGGCGACGTCCCTGTAGCACCCGCCCTTCGACGTGAAGTTGCGCCAGTTCTCGAACTCTTCGTCCTTGGGTGCGAGGGAGTGCACGAAGGCCAGGATCTCGTATTTCGGGCGCCAGGCGCGCGTGCCGTAGCCGAAAGGCGATTTGATCTCCTCGTAGCAGTGGTCCCTGTATCGCCGGAACCCTCGCCTGTGCGCCTCATCCAGGCTGTGAATGATCGATTTCTGGTAAGGCGTGCACTTCTCGATCTCCTCGTCGTCCATGGCGAGCGGGTCGGAGAACTTCGTCACGAGAGGTTCGGCCGTGGGGTTGACCGTCCGCTCGAAGACGTTCCAGTGTCTGCGCACGTTCTCGAATCCGTCTTTGAGCTGCTTGCCGACGTTGTTGACCCGCTTCAGGAGCGTGAATCCGTCTTCGTTCTGTTTCGACTTGATCCCCAGGACACCCATCCTTCCCCTGAGATTGATGAGGTAGCGCCGCTGTTTATCCTTGATGGCCTTGATTGCCCTGATGTCGATTCTCTCGGCGATGGGGCCGCTGCTGTCCCAGAAGTCAGGGTGTATGAACTGACGGTAGCCGAGTTCGCGCGCATCCCGGTGATCGCACCGCCTGAGGTCCCAGGCATCCTCAAAAATTTCCACGACTTTACAAATCTCCTCCACATTCATTTCATCGATTGACCGTTTCTCCAGTTCCAGTAGTGCTTCATACCGGTCGGGTCGCTTATCGATGAAATGGGTGCTCTCCATAGTTATTGAATATACAATTTTTCTCTCTATATCACTTTTCAGGCTTTAAGCTCGCTCAGAATTTTGATGAGGATCTTGTTTTGGGTGACCAGTTGCTGACCGATGGCGACCAGTGCCGTGCAGATCGTGTCCCCGTCCTCGGTGGAGAGGAGGGAAGTCATCAGGGAGGCGATGTCCACTTCGTCCTCGTCGTCGAGGTCCATGAGTTCATCGTCCTCGTCGTCGGTAAGAATCTCACCCTCCTCGATTTCTTCGTCTTTGATTTCCTCAGGCTGTGCAGACATTTTACATGGGCTGAGAAAATTCGACCTGAAAATTACCGCGTTTCAGTCAGGGGAAATTTTGAAATGCGGAATTAGCGAAAATTATTTTCTCAGCCTATAGTACAAATACTCTCAAAAAATGGCTGGCGGACTTATGCAACTTGTGGCGTACGGCGCACAGGACGTGTACTTAACGGGTAACCCGGAAGTAACTTTTTACCAGGCGAAATACAAGCGCCACACCAACTTCGCGATGGAGAACATCGAACAGACCCTCAACGGTAACCCCGCCAACAGCGGCCGCGTCTCCGTGACCATCGCTCGCAACGGTGACCTCGTTGGCGACATGTACGTCGAGCTCAAGACTGCTGGCTCCGGTGGTACCCCCGAGTGGGCCGCCGAGCGTGCAATTTCTTCGGTCGAACTTTCCATCGGCGGTCAAAGGGTCGACAAGCAGTACCAGAAGTGGTGGAGGCTCTACACCGAGCTCTACCTCGACGAGGCCAAGAAGGCGACCTACGGCAAGATGGCGACCGCGCCTGCTGCGTCCACTGTCTTCCTTCCCCTCCTTTTCTTCTTCAACCGCAACCCCGGTCTCTACCTCCCGCTCATCGCGCTTCAATACCACGAGGTGCGCATCGACTTCGACCTCTCCGGCACCTTCACCACCCACCTCGACACCTCCGTCTTCAAGGTGTGGGCCAACTACGTGTATTTAGACACGGAGGAGAGGAGGCGATTTGCGCAGAAGGGCCACGAGTACCTCATCGAGCAGACGCAGCACACCGGTGTCGACACCGTCGGTGCCTCCGGTACCAAGCAGATTCGTCTGTCCTACAACCACCCGGTCAAGGAGCTCATCTGGTGTCTCACTGGCGATGAGGTTGATTCCCTCTGGAACTTCGGCCAGAACTGTGGCGTCGCTAACAAGCTCGCCCTCACCAGCGGACCCGTCGGCGCTGCCAGCACTGACGACAACCTTCCCATCTCGGCCGCTTCCGGTGCCCCCATTGTTTCTACCGGTGGCCACGCCGACCGCACCGCCTTCACCGAGGAGGCTCAGGGTGCGATGACCGAGTTCAAGCTCGTGCTCAACGGCCAGGATCGCTTCAAGGCCCAGGGCGGCAAGTACTTCAACCAGGTCCAGCCCTTCCAGCACCACTCCGGCTCCCCCTTCCCCGGTGTCTACGCTTACTCCTTCGCGCTCAAGCCCGAGGAGCATCAGCCCACGGGGACGTGCAACTTTTCTCGCATTGACAACGCGCAGGTCGCCATCACCACCGCCAACGCGACCCACTGCCCCAACCTCCACATGTTCGCGACCAACTACAACGTCCTGCGCATCCAAAGCGGCATGGGCGGCCTCGCTTTCTCCAACTAAATACCCATACACGGTATTTGTAAAAAATTTTCAATAAAAATTAAGATACCCGAATCACGTATCTTAATTTTTACGTGTGATGACAAAGATTTCTATCATAACAAAAATTTCTAAAGCAACAAAAAGGAAACATCGTTAATCTTGTGGAGGAGGTTGAAAAACCGCGCGTCGGAGTCCACGTCCTTGGGCTTGATGATCTCGAGTTCGATCTGGTACGACGCCTCCTCTTCCGAATCCATGTCCCTGTTGTCGCCGCTGCTGATCGTCATGTCGATGCTCAGGTTTTTACGGACGAAAGAGTGACGGGTCTTGGATCGCTTGCGGTCCATCTCGTACTCGCCGGTGGTGGGTATCTCCCGCGCGATGCAGAAACGAACGTCGAGGGGTTGCTTGCCGTCAACAAAATCCTCTTTGTG